CAGGGCCTTGAGAACGATCGCGTTCACGTCCTCGACGCTCGCGTCGTAGACGTTGTGCGTGATCGGCTTGTTGTCCTTGCCCGCCTTGCGGATCCGAACCGTCACCTTGTTCGAGTCTTCGTTCGCCAGTCTCATCGTTTTCTCCTTCGTGTCTGGCTTGACCTCTGGCTCTGCGAACGCCCAGTGCGTCCGCTCTCTACACCTATATTATATAGGTGACTCCAGAGTAGACAAGCCTTTCCGTAACATTTCCGGTGACATTTTTCAGCTAGAAAAGCTTCGCGGCAAATAAGTTATAAACACCGCGACCCTTTTCCGAAACTTTTCCCGCAAGGAAATTTGCGAGACGAGAAGTCGTATGGTATTGGTTGGGCCAGAACGGTTTAGCTACCCGCGATACCATAGCGCATACCGATTCTCTCTATACAGCTTACGCCATAAGGAGTTAGCTACCAGAAGTACGTTTTCCTCTATACTGCTTACGCCATAAGGAGTTAGCTACCAGAAGTACGTTTTCCTCTATACTGCTTACACCATAAGGAGTTAGCTACCAAAACCGCGTAGGCTCCTAAACCCTTATAGCGTATCGGATTAGCCACCGATGGCCCCAGCCTGCCCCAGCCTATCCCGAGCTCCGATATCATAGATGCTATCGGAATCGCGCCAACCTGGCAAATCAAAGGGCCCAAGGTCTACTCCGTATTGCTTAAGCTAGAAGCAGTTAGCTACTAACACACGTAACTTCTCACCGTACCGCTTAGCCCGGAACAGTTTAGCCACTCACTCCATCAGGAGAGGACGTCGATCACGTCCCTTCTCAACTACCGGCTGAGGTACGTGCTTTGTGTAACCACAATCGGTACACATAACACACATCTCACCCTTCGGACCCTCCGCGTTCTCCACCCTCTTCCACCTCGGGTGAGTACACTTCCGCGCTTCCGGTGTCGTCATGCTTTCCTTCGCCATGTTTCGTACTCCTCTTCCGCTCAACTGACTCTGCCAGGCGCTTCCTGTCAGGTAGAGCAAACGGTAGCGGGTAGTTCTTACTCTCAACCGCACTAGGACCTAACCTTCGAATCTGATCTCGCGTCGTCACGAGCTGCCTACCAATTGCCTCCGCCAGCATCCTACGACGCTTATCATTCCCGAGATCCTCCTGACTCACTGCTCTCAGAAGCTCCTGCGGGAGACCACTGAGCTTACCTACATACTCCATCCAGGCGGGCTGGTCAACTTCAAGTCGCTTACCTAGATCGAGTAGTGTCACTACCGTCTCTGCCCTAGTCCGCATCGTCTCCGCTTGAACTTGCTCATCGAGGAACGATACCGGATGCATCTTCGCGGTGAAATGATTCTCCGACTTCGTTACGTCGAGTCCTCGGAGAGTTAGCTCTATCTGAACCAGTTGGACAGCTCCAATCATAACCGCTCTCTGCAGTCTCTTCACCCCTCGAGCGTAACGCACCTCCTGGTCCGTCAGCGGAGCACGACCAGTTAATGTTCCCGACGTGTCCGCGAAGCCCATAAAGTCAGGTGGTACCCTCACGCAACTGAAGAATCGCTTCCGTATGTAATCCAAGTCGAGGATATTACCAACGACTCCAGCTCCCTTCATAAGCTCAACATCGGTCTTCGAATCCAGTCCAACAGGGAGGAAGATGTCTTCGTCGATCCCAAGCGGATTTAACTCCGAAACCACTTCACCAGTCTCGGGATCCGTCAACATCTTCTTCCGAACTCGCTCACGGAAAGTAGTGAGGATTTGCTCAGCCTCATCGGGTGGAGCGTCACCGGTATCGACCTTCCACTTCAACCGATCAGGAGCTCGACGCATCCTGTAGATCACCAGTGCCTGTTCCATCATGTACAAGTACCGATAGATTCGTCTCGCGGCCTGCAAGATGGAAGTTCCGTAAATACCCTCCGACTCGTCCGCCCGAGCGTAGAGCCTCCAGTGAATAAAGTCCCAGGGCTCCGAAATGTCTAGAGAATCGGTCTCACCAGTAGGCTGAACGGTCTGAGCGCTCGTAGGAACTTCGCCTAACACAAAGCCTCTCAACCGTCCGAACTCGTCTTCGTACCTAGACACTTGCACAGGTGGATAGACTCGTAAACCAGCGATACTTGTAGGTAACCCCTGATCACTCACGTGCTGCAGTATACTGTCGAAGCGGTCTCCGAACTTCGCAATCGACCGAGTAATCGAAAATACCTTATCCTCCATCTGAACTCGCTGGAATAGGTCGTCCGCAAGCTTCTGAACGTCCGGATTGTCGGCAACTATCCATAAAGACTTACCAGTCGACATTTCCGTTTGAGTAGCGTCTTCAGCATAAAGATCGAGCACAGACGAGACGATATCATCCTCATCCATATTGTCGTATTCCCGGTAACGTTGAATCCTGTCCGTCGCGGGCGCCGACTTCTTGTCAAACCAGTTCCAAACGGCACTACCGACTCCACCAAGCTGAGGAGTAATAGCACGACCGAGCTGAATTGTCCGAGGAGGTTCTCCTCGCTGATAACCGAACAACGTGAACAGAGCTCGAACAGGATGAAAAGGTACCATATTATCTTCCTCGGCCCCAGAAACCTCCCGGTAAACCACCACCAATCACCGGAAGTCGTGCACGGTTTTCAATCTCTCTACTCACACTACTACGAGAAGGAGTAGACAACACAGACGAGAAGTGAGTTGCAACTCCAGCTGCCGCTTCGAGAACGTCATCCGATCCCTTCTCAGGGTGATCCGGATCACCGCCTCCCGGATCCTTCCGTTCCTCTTGAGCCTCAATGATAAACGGCTCGTAGTAGTAGTAACTACAGGAGTAAGGTCCAGCGTAGATACGCTGTCGCAGAACCTTCATCTCTCTCAAACCGATACTAAGAGTCGTTCCGTCGAACCCGGCGCGCTTAAGCTGCTGGATGGACTGCTTACTTTGGTACCTGTCATACGACACCTTCCGGATACGCATCCCATGCTGACGCAAATCTCGTAGGAACTGAACAATAGCGTCCAGATGAACTTCACCAACGGTCGGCGGTCGAATTCGTAAAAGGATATCGTAGATGAGCGTACCGACTCGGTTCAGATGACCAACCGCAAAACCTAGAGCGTCACCAGTCAAACCGATGTCAATATGAACTGCTCTAGACGAGGTAGGATCTAGAATCGGAACTGAGCGACCCTTCTCTATCCGAAACAAAAGCTCCGGAACTATGTACGAGAAGAGATTAGCATCCGGATCCTCCGAGCTTAGCTCCGTGATCTCTACTTTAGTAAAAGGATGAGACCGACTACGATCAACACAACTGAGAATACGTTCCCGGAGAGCGAAGAAATAGCCTTCTCCAGTTACAGCCTTCCCCGCCAAGTCTCGCAACGCTTCATCTGTATCCTCCTCAAAGGACGTTCGGTGCTCAACAGGAACTTCTACCACACTACAACCAGGAGCCGGAAGCTCATCATCCTCCAGAACACGAGAAGCGTGACTACCGTCTCCAATCATAACTCGAAAACTATCCCCACAATAGTTCGAGGCTGGTTTTACGTCCCAGAGAGCAAACTGCGTTACGTGAACTGTAGGATCGTGAGCGCTCTTCCTCACTCGCTCTTCAAGAAAGTGAGTTTGAGTACGTTGCGAACTGATAAGGCAGTTTAGACCAGGCACGTGTCCGAACCGCATAAACCGAGACTCTTGTCTCCGCTTAGCCGCAGTATAGATAGCGTGAGCCCGAGACTTCTCAGAAGCAGTAACCGCGCGATGACCAGGTCCCTTGAAGAAATTAGCCTCGTCTAAACTGAAACCGAACACGTGTTCACCCAAAGCGTGCTCGCTCAAACTACCAATATGAATCTCAATTCGTTTGCTAGGAAGCGAAATTGGATCGTTACGCTTGACCAGTCGAGGATGAAACTCACGAAAGTACGTACTCCTGTCGAGCCAATACTTCATCAAATCGTAACCAGCGTCCGCCTTGTCTAACGTAATACTGAAGAAGTAGAAGACAATCTTTGAACCGGGTAACAACTGGTAAAAACTAGCTGGATCCTTCAGACAAGTTAAACAATACAGCTTATAAACTTGAGCGGCAGTAGAGCAAGTAGTCTTCCCTGTACCAAGCGCTCCCTTAAGAATCCACTCAGCTTTCGGTTGATCGGTACTAAGAACTTCATCCAACTCACGAAGCCACTTCTCGTGAAGCCCTTTCCTATCCTCTTCGGAGTCCGGACCTAAAGCGAAACCAAGATAATCAGGATGTGTGAAGAACTCTCGAGGAGTTACAGGAACCCTTTCGTAGTCTGCTCGCCAGAGCCCCTCGAGGAGCTCTGACTCACCCCGGCTCTCAAGCTGTGTCAGAATCCCTTTCAGACACTTCTGACCCTGCGGCGTCAACCTCCGCAGGTAAGCCCGGGCTCCGGGATCGAGCATCACTCCCTTCGGTATCTGAACGGTCGACAACATGTTTTAATAACCACCGAAGTGCCTCTCTCTCCACTGCAGAACTCGGAATCTCCAGTGACGCCTCGAGACGCTCTCGAGTAGCCAAAATCCTCGTTGTTGTTCCAGCCGCACTACGTAGCGTATCAATTAACTGCTTGAAAAGCTCCGACGAGCCGTCTGCCTTCATCGACAATATACTCTGTAGGAACTTTGCTTCCTCAGAAAGAGAGGCGGCCACGTGCTTTTGGAGCTCAGCAACTACCAAGGGACCCAACGCTTCGAGCATACGCGGATCGAGCTTTCGGTCCAGTGCTGTGTCCAATCTCCTCAGAAGGGGACCTAACTGGGCGAGCCGCAGAGCTTTGTCGAGAGCAACCGCGCTAAGTGCGATCCGGAGCTTGACCTCCTGCTCACTGATAGCGTCCGCGAGAGCTACCGTGTGTCTACTCTGCCGACGTGAAAGAGCGTTAGCAGCTAACTCCATCACTCCCTGTAGCGTATCCAACCGAATCGCAATCTTCGGATTACGGCGAATGTCCGGATGCTCTAACGTGATATGACGACCGAGAGCCTGCTTACCCCGACAGGTATAGCCACAGTGTATGCATTTTACAACCGGGCGTGGTAACTTTTCTCTTCCCACTTATTTACTCTGATGACCAACAGTGGCACACCTAACTGCCACTGTTTTCTCGTTACGCGTAACGTCTTCAGTTATCGAAATCTCCCAGGCTGGGCAAAACCGTGGCAAGAGGGTCTACTTACTTCTCGTAACTGGAGTTCGTCTCGTAGGTTGAAGCTCACATGTCTTAACGAACACCGACAAGGGCATTATACAAAGGTGCATACCCCTAACAAACTCAAGCAAGCTATTCTTGAGAACACGAGCTTGGTTCAACCAGAGCCAACCATACTCATCTAACGAGCTTCCAAAATTCACTCCCATGTTAGTATTTAGTGGAGAGGACGGAACGGAAGTAACGCATAGATCGAACCCCAGATTGTTCCTGGAGAAAACTAGTAAAGGAAGCTTACAAACCCGACACGCATCATTGAAGCACTGATCCCACCAGGTAAGGATAGGACAAAGCGCAACTAGGTTCGGATTTACGAGGTCCTCAAGGGACCAACACTCCTGTCGTTTACACTCAACAGAAAAGGGAAAGTCGCTACCCGCCGGAATGTAAAGGTCACCGTAAGCGACAACGTCACCGTCATTAGCTTGCTTGTCCCAACCACCGCTCTGCGGAGTAGACCGAAAAGGCTTACCCTGCCACCAGTTACCTAGAATCTCTCCCACGCGACGCTCGTAACCCTTACCCTTTGCCTTACCTCGTCCCTTCCGATAAGGAGGCGAGGAGAGCTTATGTATCTCCTTCAGAAACTCAGAAGGCTTACTAGTTACAGGACCAGTAAACAGACTCTTAATCTGCTCGATTTGAGCTTCCGCTCGGTCCTGATACTTTGGTCTCTTGAGTCTCATCGCCTTCTCCATCCCTGCGATCGCGCGTAACTCGAAAGCCACGCAACCGCTCTACCGAAAAGCCAGAGAGTGAGAAGTCCAAACAACCACCAGTCTAGCCGAAGGGTAATTTCAGTCATCCTATTCTCCCACCAAACTATCACTCATGAAGGAGTCTCCACTCAAACAGAGCATCGTAAACCCAACGGTGGCGAACAAGACCATTCGGATCACAACAGATGAACACTAAACCATCAGGAGAACACTCAATAGTCCAACCAGTCATGTCCCGTTCGTAGTAGAAAGCTCGAATCTTACCGGGTAACTCTTCGAAAGGAACCTTCACGGTTACTCTCCTAACAAACGTGCAACGGTATCAATGACGTCACTCACAGTCTCCCATCTGTCAATCTCCTCGACGTAATCCATCGTTACTTCTCCACCCTAGAAACGCCACCTTCCTTCACAACACGAAGACTGGTAGGAAACAAGTCCTGAGCCTGAGGACTATGAGTTACATAGAAGACGGGTCGTCCATCCTGAGCTAGATCACTTAAGAGCCGAAACATCCGCTCTGAACCCTCCGCATCCAAATTCGCGGCTGCCTCGTCACAAACGAACAAACTGATTCCTGCACCAGTCCGACTCCTAGCGTAATCCTGTAAAGCGAGAGCGATACAAACATCAACGCGCTGTCGCTCACCCACCGAATTACCTCTGTAAACGTCAGCTCCGAAACGATTCAAACCACGAACCTGAAAGTCTTCCGCTAACCCACCGCCCTGCCGCTCCCTCTGAGTCTGGAAGATTATCTCGATCTCTCCATCGGTTAGACTCTGAGAATACCTCGCAGCTCGGAGAGTTAGGTAACTAGCCGCTCGGTCAAGAACAAGGGAACGAACTCCACGTTTTCCGAAACCGGTTACCCAGAAGTCAACGTATCGCATCTCCGAACTGAGAGCCTCTAGTTCAACTCGGAGTTTGTCAATCTTCTTCTTTGAGTTTCCGATTCGGACACGATTCATTGATAGAGCAACCTCAGTAGGATTCTCTCGTTTCCTCACCTCCTCTAACCGCGCATCTAACGTTCGAACCTCGAAGTTCAACTCCTGGAACTGAGCAAGATTAGCTCTGAAAACCTTCAACTGACCCTGAACAACAGCCTTATGCGTTACGCTCCGATTAGCAACTTCAAGCTCGCGATCAAGCGTAGAAAGCCTGATCCGGATTTCCTTCTGCTGCGCAGAAGCCGCCCCGAACTCTTTCCCGAGCGCAACTAACTTTCGGTTAAACTCTTCTCGAGTAACTCGAACGGACTCCTCATCGTATGGTCGCTTACAGGTAGGACAGACTCCCGTCGTATTCTCCAGCTCACGCTTGACCTCATCAACAGCTCTCTGGACTCGCTGAACATCTCTATCTATTAAAGCAAGTTGGCTCTGAAGCTCCCTGCGAGTTGAGGTAAGTTGTCTAACCGTTTCCTCACCGGCTAAGATTCTCTTCTCTTCCGCTTCGAGCTTAGTGATCTCACCTTCTACAAGAGCAACCCGCTCCAGCGATGGTTTGGTACTCAGCTTCTCCTTCTCAAGATTAGCGAGAGTTAACATCTTCTGAGATTCGAATTGACGAGACTCTCTCTCCAACCTCGTGATCTCCGTCTCACAACCCTGGATATCGCGCTCCTCAAAAACTATCGCGGTCTGAAGCTCTCCTTGTTTCTTCTCAAGACCAACTTTACGCTTCTTCGTCTCTTCCAGATAAAGGTCAAACTCTCCGAGACCGGTAATGACTTCCAGAATACGCTTCTTCTCCGCGTCGGTAGCTTGAGCAAAAACAAGAGAGTCCTGTCCGAGTACTACAGACTGAACGAAGAGTTTGAAGTCCGCTCCGAGAACAGATTCAATCTTACCCTGTGTTTCTCGCTTGTCCTTTGAAGCTAAGTTCCCTCCTTCCGCACTGTAGAACTCGAGCGCGTTACCTCTCTTCTTGTCGTCCTGGAAACGCCGAACCTCGTAAGAGAAGTCATCTCCAATCCGAAAAGAAACACTGACACTACAACCTTCCGAAACCGAATTCGGATAACCTCTAACAACTTCACGAGCCGCGAGACCTCGAAGCGTCTGTCCATAGAGTCCCCAGACAAGAGCCTCGAATAACGCGGACTTACCGCTTCCGTTACTACTCGCGCTACCGCTATCCCTGTTAGCTCCGGTCACGAGAACCGGACCGGGAACGTCAAGACGAAACTCCGTAGAAGCGTAAGAGAGGAAGTTTCGCAACTGAACTTTTGTGAAGGTAATCATTCGTCACCTATCGGATCCAGAAACGGTATGAACAATCTCCTTCCCGAGAGTCAGTAATCGGGTCGCATCGAGCTCTCCGCGACTATCACGAACGTAAGCTTCGAGGTAATCATCCCGCTGCGGCTCCTTACCAGAGTCAAGCTCGACTCGTATCTTCGTCTTCGGCGGAGTTTTTCGCTGAAAGACAACCTTAACCGCTCCTCGCTTATACAGATTCCGCCTCAAACCTTCCTCATCGAGCTCTCCAGTATAGTCAACACGAACAATTCGCTTATCAGGAAAACAAACGAGTTGCTCTTCGATATCCTTGTCCATATCGAGAACAAGAAAGCCGGTAGACTCGATCGGAACGAAACTAACCTCTCGTGTCTCTGTATCGAAGATTGTGAGACCTTTTGTCTCTCCAGAATCACTAAAGTCCAACGACACAAGAGAACCCACATACATCACGTTCGAGGCTAACCACTGCCGCTTATGATAGTGACCCAGAAAGACGAAGTCAAAGTCCTTGAACACTCCAATCTTGATCTCGGACGGCGGCTGGAACTCGAACCGACCGTGAACTGCTCCTTCGACCGCGAGGTGACCAATCAGAATCTTAGGTCGTGGATACGTACTTGCAATGAAGTTACTTATCTCAACCTGAAGTGCGTCTCGATCCTCAGTGTACGCAACGAGAAGAATGTTACCGCGACTCCGGACCTCAATCGCAGTCTCGTCCACAAAACCCTGAAGCGCGTAGATGAGACTCTCCTTACCTTCTCGATCCGCGTAGTCATGGTTACCAGCAACTAGAGTAATCGGACAGGAAGTCGCCTCAAGGCATCTCGCAACGGAATTGAAAACCGCGGTCTCAACTCGAACTCCTCGATGGAACAGATCACCCGCACAAATAAGACGATCCAACTGTTCTCTTTTCGCAATACTCAGAACTTCCCGAAGCACGGTCAGAGACTCTACTACACGGAAATTCAATCCACTGTGAGGATCAGTTCCACTAAACCGTGCGTACGGATGAATATGAACATCCGCGAAAATACCAATTCTCATGATACTCACTCCTTCACTACCTCAACGGCTTCCTCGTTGTTCCGCAGCTAAAACGTCTCCATCTACGGTCTGCCACTCGCCAAGCAAGAGCTCGGGACGAGGCATCAAGAAGCGTCCATGACCATGTACGACCGTCCAAAGCTGACTCGATTCATTCCATTCTATCGCGTTTCCGGTTCCAATCCAACTCACGGGACGCACGAACGCACCTCCCCGCGCGCGCTCAACCGCTTCCAGAAAGCTAATCATTCTGACTTTTCTCCCTACCGTAATGAACCAGAAGCATCCCAATTGCTTTCCGAATAAGCTCACCCTTACTCACGCGCCGACCAGTTGCCACCGATAGCTCCTCGGCAAGAGAGGAGAGGTCACGATCTGAGGAGGGTCGAGCCATAAACGAGACACAGACCAAACGCTCTACGTTACTAACTCTCACCACGCTTCAACTCACCAGTAGCGTACGCACGCAACGTGCGACGCAAAGACGGATCGCTATCGAACACCCGCAACCATCCCTTACGTCGAAAGGAGGTTCCATGGTACGAGTACATCACCTTACTCTCTTGTCGAACAACTCCGCACTTAACAGCAAAGTCGAGTTGCGAGCGCTCTTCCGCTATTCCACTCTCAGTAACATCAAACTCACACTCGTCAAAAGGACGACCACAGTTGTTCTTCTCACACCGTACCTTAACGTGAACACATTCTCCCTCCTTGTCTCGACGCATACTAAAGAACTTCAAGATCACCACGGAGTGAAAGTTAATTGGTCGAAATGCAATGTAAGACTCCTGAGGAGCTCCCCACTGCGGAGTAGTACTAACAACTTGTTTCGGTTGACAGATAAAGACGAGAGCGATCCGAGCACGACTAAGAACACCGGCACCTACAAGTCTCCGCAAGT